TAAGGTCTCATTCTGTGATGGTTATTTCTGCAAGAAGTTCACCAATGAGGAGGAGGCTAATGCTTATATCTCTAAGGGTATTCGTGAATCTAGGCTTACTGAGGAGGTATACAGGTACTAATGGATATTACATACACTAAGGCTTATTCCCCTTCTAAGGTTACTGGTACTCATATAGGGCATCTTATGGCTCATCAGGCATCCAAGTCATGGACGCCCGACGAGGATAGAATGTCAGGAGCCGTGCTTAATCGCCTTGCTGAGGCTCATGGAGTGATGACTAGGCAGGACATGGATCCAATCACCAGGGCGAAGTATTATTGCCTGTGCAAGAGGGCTTTATATGAAGGTTGCCTGTTAGTTAGTTTTAGTTCTTAAAAGTACTGACCTAATTTATTAGTTATGACTACTGATTACGAATATTTCCTAGATCAATTGCCGTTCGACAGTCGTGAAAAGGGCGAGCAATGGATTCAATCACAAATGGATACCTACACACTCATTATGTACGCTCGTAGGGGTGTGAGGCTTGCTCCGTCACGCATTGACGGGCTTGGGTGTATTGCCACACGGGAATTCTCTGTGGGTGATAATGTAGGCTTCAGTTTATATCAGGATTATCGCACTGAGCTAGGCAGATATATCAATCATTCAATGCACCCTAATTGTGAGGTCATGCACGATGCAAATCGTGCTCCTATCATTACTATTGCTCCTATCATTTCGGGCGACGAGCTGACGGTGAACTACTGCAAAGCTCTGCCATTTCTATTTCAATATGACTAATATAATACTAGAAGACGCACCAGACATCTACAACGAGTTTGATTGCCGGTCTGAGATTGAGATTCCCTTGCATTATACGCAAGAGGCTAATGTCACTGAGGCAGGTGCTGAGGATGTTCTGACAATATCAACGCCAAAAGGTGGGTATGTTCATGCCTGTCTTACCATTATCGCTCATATCGCTGATCAAGTGGATATGAAATGCACTGGATATCAGGATAATCGTATCAAAAAGATACAGGCAACTGTGGAAAAAATGATCAAGCACGAGTCATGATTGACCCTGATAACATTCAAAAGTCCATAGCAGGTGGTGTAGATGTGGAGAATATCCAAGTCGATATGCACCCTGCTGATATCACTGTGCGGTTTAAAGACCGCTCGCCCACTGGATTGTTTGATAAAGATGCGGTGGAGGAGTATGCACTGTTCTGTGCTGCTTGTGCAGGCAAGAATAGTCATCAGCAAGCCAAGAAGCTGGTAAGCTTTAGGGAAGAACTAGCCGATGTAGTGCATGAGTGGCATTATGATTACAAGGCTGAGCTAAAGGTATCCGTACATGAGCTAATGGGGGCAGGTATGTTTGATCTGATGCGATGCATGGATGGGCATGATTTCATATCCGAGGCAATCAAGCGTAGTAAGCTAGGCAAATGGAGTCTCTTAGCACCTGGTTTCAAGGCTATGGCTATGGATACAACATTTCCCGGTAAGATTGGCGACAGACTCGATAAGGTGGAGAGATATGCAGGGTACGGTATCAAGACTGCCTCCCTGTTCCATATGCATGTATTCGGTGAGCCGTGTGCTGTATTGGATACATATATACTTAGGTGGCTTAGTGGGCACGCCATGTTCCATGACGCACCGATAGATGTACGCCCACCTGCATACAAGGGTGTACCACAGCAATCGATCAATAAGTGGGATGTATATCAAAGGTGGGAGGATGCCTTCCTATCAGAGTGCTACCGCCGTGGTATGACTGCATTAGATTTAGACAGAGAGATATGGGTACACGCCCGTATCAAAACAGAAAAACCCAAAATTAACCAAGGAGAACTAAATTATGCCTAATTGGACAACTAA